AGATTTTGTGTCATTTGTACAGCACCCCAGCGGTCAAAGGCGATTTCACGAATGTTATAGTCTAAGCCTAATTCCTCGATGAAAGATTCTATAAAAGCATAGTGAACAACATTACCTTCAGTGGTTTTAAGAAAGCCTTGTTTTTCCCACAAGTCATAATTAACATGGTCCCGCCGGACACGTAAATCAATATTCTCTTCCGGAATCCAGAAGAAAGGCATAATGCTGTATTTATCATCTTCATCGATTGGAGGAAACACCAGTACAAAAGCCGTAATATCGGTGGAAGAGGAAAGGTCTAGTCCACCATAGCAAACCCGGCCTTTTAGTTTCTCCACATCAACCTTAAAGGCGCAAGCATCCCATTTATCCATAGGCATCCAGCGCACAGCTTGTTTTACCCATTGATTTAATCGAAGCTGCCGGAAGCTATTTTCCTCCGCAGGATTTTGCCTTGCTGATTCAAATGCCGCTTTAACCTTATCCATTGTGACTGTGATTCCCAGAGAGGGATTTGCTTTTTTCCATACTTTCGGATCTGTCCAGTCATCCTCCAAGTCGGCTCCGTAAATAACAGGGTAGAAGGTAGGGTCAGTTTTTCTACCGTTAATGATATCTACTGCTTTTTGATGTACTTCCCAGCAGATGCTGTTTTGATTATCCCCGGCGGTGGTTATAAGGAAATATAAAGGCTGCATTCTGGCATCACCGCTGCCCTTGGTCATAACATCATAGAGCTTTCTATTGGGCTGAGTATGCAGCTCATCAAAGACTACGCCATGGGTGTTAAAGCCATGCTTGTTTTTGATATCAGCGGAAAGCACCTGATAAACACTACCTGTGGGTTTATAGATTAGCCTTTTCATGGAATCAAGGATTTTAACACGCTTTGCCAGTGCCGGGCACATCCGCACCATATCAGCAGCCACGTTGAAAACGATAGATGCTTGATTGCGATCAGCGGCACATCCATAAACTTCGGCTCGTTCTTCGTTATCTCCGCAGGTAAGAAGGAGAGCAATAGCAGCGGCCAGCTCACTTTTACCCATTTTCTTGGGTATCTCCACATAAGCGGTATTAAACTGCCTATAACCGTTGGGTTTCAGAATGCCAAACACATCTCTTACAATCCGCTCCTGCCAGTCTATAAGTTCAAAGGGCTTTCCCGCCCATGTACCTTTGGTGTGATTAAGAGCCTGTATAAAAGAAACAGCATAGTCGGCGGCATCCTGGCAATAAACTGAATCCGTCGCTATGAAGTTTGTTGGTGTATATTCCTTTAGTTTTCTAATAAATACCGCCTCCTTTCCAAGATATAAAATGGGCAAAAGAAAAGAGCCTTCTTAAGAAAGCCCCTTGCTTTTGAAAATCTATTTACGGTGTTTCACCAGTTAGAATAAAACGACAGTATTCATCTTTATGTTCTTCCAAATATAAAACTAATTCGTAAAATCCTAGGCGGTTAGCTTCATGCTGGACTCTTTTAACATCAAACATATTTGTAACACCGCTGTCCCTGATAATTAGTATCTGCTCCTTAACCTTCTCATTCATATTCTGACCCCCCAATTTTCTGGCATTCATCTTCGCCAAAAGCTATCCCTAAAGAGCTACCTGAGTCCCTATTTACATGGATTGTTCCTATATCATCAACACCAGTGACAGTGCCTTTAGCCTGGCCACTCCTAAAAGCAGAGCTGCCGGTTAGTTTAGACAAAAGAATTTTGCGCTCAGCTTTGTATTCCGGGCCAATAAAGCCCAGGCGCAGGAGGAAACAGCGAAAAGCATATTTCTCATTTTCTACAGCTTTTTCGGTGGAATTAACCCTTTTTTGTGTCTTGGCCATTTCGCAAAGAGCCGCAATAAAATGGGTGTAGGCTTTGATTTCATCGGAGTTTCGCTCGCCGCTAAACCAAGGAAAACTGATAGTTTCCTCGCCAATGATAACCGAAACGGAATCTACGCTTAAAGCTTTTTTAATGAGAGTTTCTTTGCTTTCTACCAGTCTTTTTAGGTTTTCAATCGCTGCATCAGTAAAACCTGCCTTTGGCATTTCGATGGTTAAGGAATCTGCTTCTTCTTGTAATGCTGAATCGTTAAAAGGCGGTTCCTCATAGTCCTTATAAGGACTAATGCTGCCGCCGAGAGCAGCTTCATAGGGGATCTGCAAATCCTCTGGAACCGGCTCTACTTCAGGAAGCGGGGTATCATATTCTTCACTAACCGCCTTAAAATCATGTAGTCCTAAAAGGGCAGCGACCAATCCGGGATTGTCTTCGCCTTCGAGTAGTCCGTTCCTGTCAATGTGGTAATTTCCCACCTCATAAGCAAAGGTAGGGGCACCCAGGTATTTTGCCGGGGAGTTCATTTCCTGGCTCATAGCTTCTACCAGCGATTTGCGTTTTGGACCTGTCACATTGTAGTCGATTCTCATTTCTTCCATACCACCTTCCATTTTTGGTAGTAACATATATCACTCTAAAAGCTGTAAATAGCAAGTGGTGTGTGAGTTATATCATTAAAAAAATGCGACTTAAGATTTGTCAGCGATCAAGCCTTGGACATTATGATTCCTATACTTGGCACCATCTCTAATAAGAAATATACCATTGGAGGTTCGGATTTGCCACATATAAAGTTTATCAGGAGTCTCTAAACAGCAGCTCTGGATTTACAGGGTTGCCGTTTAGTTTTATCACGTTTTCAGGAAAGTTCTGATAATATCGCTTCACAATGACATCGCAGAACTTTTCATCAAGTTCAATCATATGACAGATTCGGTTCGTCTGCTCACAGGCAATAAGTGTACTTCCGGAGCCGCCGAAGGGATCAAGAACGATGCAATTAGTTAAGCTTGAGTTTAAAATAGGGTAAGCCACCAGTGTAACAGGCTTCATCGTTGGATGATCTGCATTCTTTTTCGGTTTTTCAAATTCCCAAATGGTAGTTTGCTTGCGGTCGGAATACCAGTTGTGTTTGCCGGACTTCTTCCAGCCAAAGAGCACAGGCTCATGCTGCCATTGATAAGGGGAGCGACCAAGAACCAGCGACTGCTTTTTCCAGATGCAAGTACCGGAAAGATAAAAACCGGCATAAGAGAAAGCTTTTCTAAAATTCAACCCTTCAGTATCCGCATGGAATACATAAATAGAAGCATCCTTTGCCATTGCTGCTTCGATGTTTTTAAACGATGCAAGCAGAAAATCATAAAATGCTTCATTACCCATATTATCGTTCTTAATTTTACCTGCTGTTCCTTCATAATTTACGTTGTAAGGGGGGTCCGTAACTGTAAGATTAGCTTGTTTTCCGTCCATTAGTAGTTCAAAGGTTTCAGCTTTAGTGGAATCACCGCAAACCAGACGATGATTTCCAAGAAGCCAGAGATCACCCAGCTTAGTCGTAGCAGGCTTCTGAAGCTCCGCATCTACATCAAAGTCATCATCTTGGACATCATCAATATCGCCCAACAATTTATTTAGTTCCGCATCGTCAAAGCCAAGGAGGGAGATATCAAAGTCTACACCTTGAAGATCAGAGATCTCTACTGAAAGCATCTCAGCGTCCCATCCTGCGTTTAAGGCAAGGCGATTGTCAGCAATAATGTAAGCGCGTTTTTGTGCTTCGCTAAGATGCTCTGCAAATACACAAGGGACTTCCTTGACGCCTTCTTCCTTGGCGGCCAGGATTCTACCATGACCTGCTATGATATTTAAATCCTTATCCACGATGACTGGGTTGACAAATCCAAATTCTCTGAGAGATGCTCTAAGTTGGAGAATCTGTTCCTTGCTGTGAGTACGGGCATTTCTGGCATAAGGTACCAGCTTATCTATATTTACTTTTTCAAAACGTTCTGTTGAATTCACTTATTATCACCGTCCCTTCCTATTTGATAAAAGGGCCTCCATAATATCGTTCTGTGGATTACCCACAAAAGCCGTGGTGCAGTTTTGTTTTACTATGTCAAAAATCTCATACCATAAAAGATTCGCCTGTTTTTGAAATGACTGGCTCATTTGCACAAAGGGGCTGGTAATTGCACCGCCGGTTGTTGGGTGCTTTCCCAAAAGCCCGTAAGTGCTGATGGCTTCTTCGCATTGAATGTATCTTGTAAAGGCTTGAGCATAAGCTTCAATTAGCCTTGGGTTAACAAATTTCTCACAACCTCGGTCTCTTAACCATTTCCAGGTTTCGGTAAATAGTGCATCCGCTCCTAAAGGCTTTCCGTCCCTTTGCCTTGTGCTAAGGTAGTCGCTTGGCGCAGGTATATCTTCTCCGTATAGGTCAGAGTCCACATCTAAGTCCTCAACTTCCAGTATCGACTCAGGGAGTATGTCCGGCACTTCCAGTATTTTTGCTGCTTTTCCTTTAGTAATTTTATCTGCAAGGGACTGTGGTTTATCGCCTGCACGAACACGCCTGCCGCCCCTGTTTGTTCCGTCTTTTGCCACGCGCCATCACCTCCTTTAGAGCAGGGCGTTAATCCCCCCTTTGAACCGCAATTTTTTAACGCGTTGCCCCCCGCCGCTGTCCGCTTTGAAAGGTTTTAGAGATCAGACCGCCCCCACCGGTCACCGCTTTCGGCTGTGATACGGGAGTGACAGGACTTACAAAGAGACATCAGGTTCTCCTTTTCGTTTCCACCACCCTTTGATAGGGGTTTGATATGGTGTACTTCCTCAGCAGGGGTAAGCCTGCCTTGCCTTTGGCACTCTTCACAAAGGGGATGGGCTTTAATGTATTTGTCCCGGATTCGCTTCCAGGCACGGCCGTATCGTTTGTTGGATTCCGGGTGCCTTTGATACTTGTTATAGTTCATGTTCATAGCCTTTTGGTGCTCGGCGCAGTATTGCCCGTCAATAACGAGCCGACCGCAGCCGGGATATGAACAGGGCCTTTTAGGTTTCCTTGGCATTTTCTCACCTCAATTCTGGCATGAAAAAAGCCCCCGCAGATTTTTCTTGCGAAGGCTTTCAAAGCTATTTAT